CACCCGATGGCTATATTCACGATCCAACCCGCTGCCGCCGCTGGCCATACGGACGAGATGACTTTCTGGTTCGAGAACAACGTCCTCTACAGCCACGGCCCAGCTACGCCAGTCTACAGTGAACGCCCATGGAACCTCACTGGCGACGTCATTACAACTGGATCGAGTTTCGGCCGGCCTGTGTCATACGCGACCTATACCCTAACCAAGTATCAGATCGCCCCACACAAGCAACTTGTTTTCCTACTACCGCTTGCGCGATACCACCACCCCTTCCTTGCACTACTATTCGGGCCCCAGCCCAACCCGCTCGAACGTATGACCCCGCTGAAGGATGGTTGGAATCGTATCGCTGCTGTCACGCCAAATGGCATAACCGTTTCCGTTGCCATAGATGGCAGCCAAGCCTCAGTGGAATTTCCGCGGCGGGTTGAGGCGGACGCGTTAGCGTTCGCCAAGCATAACCCGAAAATGATGTCTCCGATGTACTTGAAGACAGAACACCCCGGAATCTTTAACAAGAGTGCCTCCATCGCAGCCGCGTACTTCCGCAGCGATACACCGCGCGAAGCCATTTACACTGATGCCGGTCGTACCGACGGCACCGAAATGCGCTTCATAGGCAGTCGCACGGATTGGAACACGCCCGGATCACTGCACAGCTATATGGCTCCGCTGGTTCCTGGCGCGAACAACCCCGTGCTCGACCCCCAAGCGATGCACACTGCGGTTCGCGAGCGGCTGGTGAACGTTCGCCCCCCCAAGATGACCGCCTATCAGGCGAGTTTTGTACACAACATGACGCAGCTTCTCCTCACGGCGTTCACGCCCGGCGTGCTCCACCTCGACGACTTGTCTAGCGTGGCTGCGCGCGCAGACACTCCGAATAAATGGTCCATCTTCGAGCGGGCCATAAACGTCTGTGGCGAGGCTTTCACTGTTGTGATACAGCCATTCTTGAAAAAGGAACCAGTCAAAACCACTGGCGCACCCCGCATCATCTCGCAAACCGGCGCTGTTGGCAAGATTCGTGCTCAGTACGTTAACAAAATACTCTCTGAGCTAATCAAGGCCACCTTCCCGGGATATGCTGTCGGACGCACTCCGCGCGAAATCGCGGAGAGGATCGCTACGATCTGCCGTGGTTGCGACTGGGTCCTTAGTGGCGACATGGACAAACACGACGGCCGGACATCAGACCTGTTCCGGGCCGCA